ACACAATTGAAGAACTTCATGTTTTAGGGCTTTTGACGAATTCTCCATGTCCTCAATAGCTTGGACAATTTCTTCGTCATTCAATGTCAAAAGCCTTAGACGAAAAAATTGCTGTGATCAAATGATAGTTGAGTTTTGAACTCTTTACCACATTCTTCATTCTCACAGGTCAATGTTATGGGCTGTATCTTATAGGTATCTACTACTTCTGCAATGGTCTTCTTGATACTGTCATATACCAATCTACTACAATTATCCAAGAACTCACAGATATTATCCCTATCCGTCACTACTGTTCCGTCTTCGGTTGTTACAGAATCAATACTATCAGTAATCACATCCAAATTCAATTGACGGATCTTGTCAAAACTCTTTTTGAATTCTGTCATCTTGTCTTCTTCTGATAAAGTTTCGCTTTGGATGATATTCTGAACCAGCTTCTCATTCTCAAAGTTTATGTTATTCACTCGATTCAAGTGTTTGTACTTTTGTGGTTTGAACTTGAATGTCATGCCGTCGAACACATAAGTCTTGTTGTAGTCTGCTTTGCCGATACTATCAAGAATCAAGTTTAAGTCAACGGTATAGTCATTTGTATTATTGCAATGTGGGCATTTGCTTGTGAAGTCCATGCCCTTGCCATAACTAGCCAATCTGATAGCAATTAGCACTGGATCTAGATCGACTGTTGGCATTTCCCATGGATCTTTGATTGAAGGACAGCAACTTTTGATGATATCTATGACTGCTTGACCGCTTAAGATTGCGTCAGGGGTTTTCAATGTTAGTTCATCTTTTACTGTCATTGGGAAGATTGGGACAGTCCCGGTGGCTGATAATTCTACAGTTCCTTCAGGGTAAAAGCGTCCCTTGCTTGCTAGGGGTAGATAAAGTGCAGGCTGGCGAAAATGTTTTGACAGTGGGTTTGTCATGGTTTGAACTCCAATAAATACATGTAATAAAACTATTTATAGCGAAGCAATATGTCTGGTGTAAAGATTAAAATCCCCAATATTGGCCTGGTTGAAGCCGAAAATGCTGCCTCAGAAGATACCTTAAAGCAGATTCTTGTGGCCGTTCAAAAGAGCGAAGCCACTAAGCGCAAAGAAGAAAAAGTCAATAATGAGGCACTGAAAAAGCAACAGAAAGAGGCTGAAGATGCTGCCAAAGATTGGGAAAAATCTTTAGAGGGCATGACAGAGGAAGAGAAAAAAGCATTGAAAGAGGCCAAGAAACGGGCCGCTGAAAAAACAGCGATGTTCTCTCAAGCGAAAACTGGTGTGACGAGCGCAGTGGCATCATTGGCTAGTGCATTTGGTAGTGTCGCTCTTTCTGCTATAAGTGTCGCCACAGCATTCTTGACAACTTATGATGACATGAGAGCTGACCCAATTGGGCAAGCGGCTAAACTTGTCAATGATGAGATCACGGCGGCAAATACTGCTGTGCATGGGGTAACTGGTGCTGTTGCTGGGTTTGCTAGTGCATTTGGTCCCGCAGGTGCTATTGCTGGTCAAATCGCCGCAGGTATCATCAATACTATCTCTGATGGATTATCTGAGGCCGCCAAACTTGCCAATGAGCAAATGGCAAAAGAACTTAAGAAGTCAACTCAAGCACTTACTGATTATAATAAGATGAATGCCAGTTTTGCTGGTGGTATGGCAGAAATGCGTAAGACTGCAAATGATGCTGGTCTGAGTATGACCACTCTAGCAGCCGCAGCCAAGGGCAGTGCAGATGAATTTGCCAAAGCTGGTCTTACTCACGGTGACGGGGTCAAAGAACTTGCTAGAGGCATGGGTGGACTTACAAAGACAATAGGCAAGAGCGGAGCAAATGTCCGTGACGAAATGACTGCAATGGGTCTGAGTTACGAAGAACAGGGTGAAGTCATGGCGCAATACATGGCTCAACAAAAAGCCGCTGGCAAAGACATTAAGAACATGTTGCCAGAGGATCTGGCTCGCGGTACTCGTGAATATGCTACAAACTTGAAAGTGCTATCTGATATCACTGGTCAAGATGCTAAGAAACTACAAGACAAAGCCCGTATGGAAAGTATGCGCGGTGCTTTGATGGGTAAATTAGATGAGAAACAACAGAAAGCATACAAAGACTCTTACGCTACAATGATGGCAATGGGCCCAGAAATGGGACCAAAACTTCAACAAGCATTGACACAAGTTATGGCTGGTGGACCAGTCACTGATCCTATCATTGCTGGTAACGCTGATATCATGGCCATGATCAAGCAAACTGCTGGTCAAGTCACTGAGGGCAATGCTAATATGATTGACCAGACACAAAAGAATTTGTCTGATACAACTGCCGCAATCAATGCACACGGTGAGACTGCGACAGACCAAGCAGTATTGTTTGGTAAGAATGTTGATGGTACAGTTGCTGGTATAGCGGCAATGACGAACGCATTCAGGGCATTCAAACTTGATCCCGATGCCGCAAAAAATTCAAGAGAGTCAAGTGAAGCACAAGCGAAGTTGGCTGGGCAATCTGGTACTGCTGAAAACGGTCTAGCGAAACTTAAAGATACTACAGAAAGTCTTTCCGCTGAAATGGAAAAACTCACTGGATCTAAACTGGGTGATTATGCTACTGGTCTTGCAGATAATTTCAAGAAAGCGTCTGACACGGTAATGCAAGCAATACACGCTGATGCTAGAAGCACTGGAAGTAAATTGGCAGACACTGGGATGAAGGCTGCTGAGTACGGTGCTATGGGTGCGGCTGTGGGCACAGTCATTCCAGGCGTGGGTACTGCTATCGGTGGCGGCATAGGTGCTTTGTATGGTGCTTACAAAGGCTGGTCTGGTATGGCTGAAGGTGGGTGGGCTAGCGGAGACCCAAATGGATTCTTAGAAAAATTACACGGTACTGAACTTGTTATCCCTACGTCTGGGGGTATGCTTGATACTAATAGCAAGGGTTACGAAGAATTGGTTAAAGCAATTGGCGGTGGCGGAAATAACAGTAGCGGAAGTAGTGGTATTGCAGACTTAGCAGGATCAGTGGGTGGGGCATTTAGCAGTATGTTGAGCGGAGTCACTGACATGCTCGGCGGCGGCAAAACTAATGATGAATTGACCAAGAAAATTGATGAATTGATCACTACTCTAAACAAGCATACTGAAGTCGCTCAAACCAAAACTGACAAAGCAACTGACAGTACAGATTTGGCTGATATGTTTAATGGTCTGCAAGATGTGATGACCAAACATTTGGATGTAAGTCAGGCAATGGCGTCACATATGAAGGACAACAAGGATATCACTAAGAAACTTCTTGATGCCACGCTGTAATCTATAAATATAGCATTACAGGAACATATAATGGCAGGCTGGAAAAAGTATTTTAAGACGGGCAATTACCAAGGGCAAACAAGTCCAATCGGTAGTTCTGGGTCTTCACAATCGGTTAACCCTGCGTATCGTGCAACTGCAAGCACTCTACCAGAAGTATATATTGGTCATCCAAACCGTATTGAGCGTTACAATCAATACGAACAAATGGATATGGACAGTGAGGTTAATGCGGCTCTAGATATTCTTGCTGAGTTCAGTACTCAGAAAAACGAAGAAAATCTAAGCGCATTTGAAGTTCATTATCACGAAAAGCCAACAGATAACGAAGTTAAAATCATCAAAGAACAGCTACAACAGTGGATTCAATTGAATGAATTTAACAAGCGTATCTTCAAGATTTTCCGCAATACTATCAAGTATGGCGATCAAGTTTTCATCCGTGATCCAGAGACATTCAAGTTATTCTGGGTCGAAATGTCGAAAGTTGTTAAAGTTATTGTTAACGAAAGTGATGGCAAAAAGCCAGAGCAATACGTTATCAAAGACATTAACCCTAACTTTCAAAATTTAACCGTCACCGCAGTTAGTACAAGTGACACATTCACTAACCACCCACAAGTGGGCGGACCTAGTGGATCTTATGTTCAGCCACGCAGTCCATATAGCGGCGGCTCACGATTCAGCCATGCTCAAAACGAAGCAGTTGTCAACGCAGAACACGTTGTGCATTTGAGTTTGACAGAAGGTTTAGATATCTTCTGGCCTTTTGGTAACAGCGTACTTGAAAACGTTTTCAAAGTCTTCAAACAAAAAGAATTGCTAGAAGACTCGATTATTATCTACCGTGTTCAAAGAGCACCGGAACGCCGTATTTTCAAGATTGATGTGGGTAACATGCCAACTCACATGGCTATGGCCTTTGTTGAACGAGTTAAAAACGAGATCAACCAACGCAGAATCCCTACTCAGAGTGCAAGCGGTCAGAATATGATGGATGCTACTTACAATCCATTGCAGACTAACGAAGACTTCTTCTTCCCACAAACTGCCGACAGTCGTGGTAGTAGTGTTGAAATCTTGCCAGGTGGTCAGAACTTGGGTGAGATCACTGACTTGAAATTCTTCACAAACAAGTTATTCCGTGGTTTGCGTATTCCAGCAAGTTACTTACCGACAG